TCCGTCTGAGCAATCGGCGTCAGGGTGCAAGTCGGAACTGGAGGACCGGCCAGCGATGGCCCTGTGGGCTTGCTGGGCTTGTTCTTGGCCGTCTTGGGTTTAGGTCCGCGATTCATTTGACATTTTGGCTCGAAAAAAAGTGCGTTTGTTCGACTGCGATCCTACGAAAAAATCTTCCAGCAAATCGACCCCTACCCCCCATCCCTCCTGCATGCATGCACATCTGCACTAGGTGTACACCTATATGCACCCATGCACTATGCACCCATTGAACTACATGCATGTATCCTACTATGACATCCCCTGCATAGACTCATCAGATTACCCTGATCCAACGCGCTCTCAGGCTTCTCTGTTATCTCTATCTTGTGGTGCACCATAGTGGCCGGTGTATGCAGGCCCCACTCTATGCAGCGCTCGCAATAGGGCTCATCGGTAAGCTGTATCTCACGAAGGACCAACCATGCCTTAGCATGGTAGAAGCGCGTCGACTCCTCATTGCGCTGGTGCCTGTTGTACGCCTTGTCCCTCTGTTGCTTGGTAGGCAGCCATGCAGGGCGATGGGTAGGTACGCTTACAGGCATCCTTTAGGCTTATCAGCCTGCTCCTCTTCCTCTTCCTCTTCCTTGGTAGTGCGGAATATCAATTCCATTTTCATCCCCAGCGATTGAGCCTGCGCTAACAGAGCATGAAGTGTGATCGGCTCAGGCTCCTCATAGAGCGGATGATCGGCGTTGATGTAGGGCTTGGAACGGGTCATTCCTTGCTGCTTGAGTTCCCGATTCTCTTTCTCAAGCTCCTCAATCCGCCGCGTCAAAATCCCGCGCTCGCCGTCGTAGCTCATGGCCTGAATATCGCTCCCCCGCCGCCAATCCCCGCAAAGTTGAGCAGCACTCCAATCAGCACCAGCACCGCCAAGACAATCAAGACCCAGTTCGCGATCTCTTTGAACTTCGGGTCGATCGGAGAGCTGTTGATCAGCCAGCGCAGGAGCGCGAAGATCACGCCGCCGATGATCAGGTAGACGATGATCGTGACTGCGCCGCTGATGCTGATCATTCCTGCCCCCTGATCTCTTCCAGCCGCTCCATCGGATCTTGCCCAACGCGATGTTCAAGCGGGGACTTGATGTCGCTTCTGGATCGTTCCTGTTCGTCCATGCCGCCCTGGGCGTAAGCCCCTTTCACTTGCGCGTCTCTCATGGCATTCATGTGGTGCTCAAGCAAATTCATCTTGTGGCCCTGCTGGTGTTGCATCCAGGTCTGATAGGCCATGAGCCCAAGCAGAGCCAGGAACCCCAGGAACTCCCAGCCGTTGTGAGGTAGGCCAGTCATCGGTCAGTCGTGATGCCTTGTCCCACCATTAACCCATGTCGCCCCGTGCCCCAAGCTAACGCCGCGCTGGCAGCGTTGGATCTCTGGCGGGTCAGCTTCCTCGATCTGCTCTGACTCGCGGGGAGCGCCGTAACGGAGGCAATAAGGCTTGCTGCCTTTGTCCCGCTTTGGAGGCTGCACTCGATTGCCGTGGCGGTCGGTCACGTTGCGGGGACTGCCTTTGTAATCGTATAGCCCGGCGCGGTCGCGCTGAACTGGTAGACGCTAATCGAGCCGTCGGCATTTGTGACGAATACCGGGCCGCTTGTCTGGAGGTCAGTCGAGAGCGTCTGGTTCGCCGTGGCCACCGTTGCCGTGTCGGCTGCAATAGCTGCCGTATCGGCATCGATCGAGGTTTGCAGGGCCGCAAGCGCCGCCGTATCTGTGGCGAGCTGCGCCGAGTCGGTCGAGATTGCCTGGATGTCCACGAGGATTCCCACTGCTATCGTCTCCGTTTTACGAGGTTGAAATTGAGGCCATTCGTCCCAGTCGTTCATGAGGCCCGGGGGCTGGATTCGAACCAGCGACCTCCAGATTATGAGCCTGGCGAGCTAACCATCTGCTCCACCCCGAGCTTGTACTGACCGTGAGCCCCGTTGGTTCCGTGCCGCGCTGGGCGTTGCTAGCAGACCTCGTGTCCCCAGCGCGGCGGTCGTCGTCGTTCCGTTGTTGTTGCCACCCAGTAACGTTGGGTGGCCCCACGCCAAGTACAAAGCGCCAATCAGGGCGACTTGGATTCCCCGATCAGCTCGCGCCTGTTATGAGCAGGACACGACTACGGCGTCTCACGCCTTGGTTTATTTGCCACCACTTCCGAACCCGACTGCAATCGGGCGCCTTTCTCGCTTGAGGCGGGTGGCGTGCCCCGGCGGTGTTTATCAGGCTCCAGTCAGGCCACCGCCGTTCTTGCTGCGTGGATGGTGGGGCTTACTCTTAGAGACAGACGCTGCTTTTTAGGGCGCTCTGCGTTATTTCAGCCCCATTGGTTCAAGTCGCTCTCTGCGTGATCCCGTGCGGCTCGGCGGTCGAGGGCGCTGGGACTGGAGGTGTTACACCACCACCCTTCCAAATCTGGTACAGGCGCCAAGCTTCCGTGAGCAGATCAGACGGCGTCGGAACATGGCCCAGAGCCGCGATGTCCGATGCCGCTTGAAGCAGGAACGGCCAGAGTTCCATGAACGACGCGGCGATCGTTGCGCCCGCGCCCGGCCTTCCGCCCATTGCGGCCGCACCGGGCGAAGCCCTGTCGGCTTCATACTCGATCAGATCCATGAGGTTCATTGACGGGCTTGGTTTCATCTCATCCTTCTCGGTAAGCGGCCATTTCGGACGGCCCACACCATAAAGGCACATCCGATGACGGCGATCCAACGAATTGAGGTATCCCGAAACGCTTCGAATGTCACGACAATCCGATCGTTGTGTCAGCCGCCTCGGTTGGGATTGTAGGTAACCGGTGCGTAATCAGATACCACGCTAGCTCGGCAAGCAGCAAGGACAGAATCAGCACGAGCGGGATCAGCCAGAGCCATCGCGAGCGCGTGCTGGAAGAGGGTTTTGGTTGGGGTTCCACCACCACAACAGGCGCCGGTGCAGGCACAGGGCTGACTACCGGCGGGACAACGTCCTCTTTCTTCGCCGTATCCCCGATGTGATAGTGGATCACATTGCGATTGTAGATCGCATCGTCCTCGATACTCGCTTCCGGCAAAGATGGCACCACCTCCCCGCTCCCGATTTGACCGTTCTTGACGTCGGCTTCCACCTTGGCTAAAGCTCGATCATTTCTCGCGTCGACTCGCTTTCTCAGTCGTCGCATGTCCTGCAAATGATCGAGCAGGGGTAACTCGACTGCGTCTCTGATCGTGCCGTCAATTTTCATTTTGCCGGCGACATCACGGCGACTGTCACCGGACTGGTAGGGGACACCTGGGTAGCCACGGGCGCCGGATTCGGAGACGGCGCAGGAGGGGTTGTCGATGGCGTTACGGGCACGAGATTGAATTCGTTGGCCGGAACAACTTGAATGGCTCCATCGGTTGGAATGATAATCAGCGTCCCTTCTGGCACTCCAACCCATGCCGCACCGCCGTCAACCTTGATCGTCTGCCCAGCTTGCACCAAAACCTGCATGACGCCCTCTGGAACAAAGTTAGGAGCCGGCGCAAGCAAACTCGCCGAAGTGCTGTATCGCGGCTTGAATATAGGCTTCCTGAGCGTTGGTCGCCTCATCGAAACTGCCGATCTGAATCGCTCTGCCTTTAACCATGATTCGAGCGATCCATTTCTGTTGGCGCTTGTGCCAAGACACGCCCTTGATGCCCGACGTGTTATTGGCGTATCGAGTCGTATTCGCGTTGTTCTGACTTGCGGTCGCTGTGCGAAGATTCTCGATCCGATCGTTGCTCTTGTCGCGATCCTTGTGATCGATGCCGAACTTCCATTCCCCTTGGTGCCAGGCCCACACGACGAGATGACGGTAAAGCTCAATGCCGTTGATCGTGATAACCCATCGTGTTCGCTGGCCGTAGCGAGACAGGTATCCCGCTTCCTTGCCGGCGTGCTTTGTGTTCCAACACTTCCATGCCTGGTCGTTCGCGAAATGCGATCGAGGCCGAGTCAGCCAGAACAACCGGCCATCCTCATATCTGAAGCACTCGACAATATGATCAACAGAAGGATACACGTCAGGCTTTCGTAATGGCCCCGGTCGTCGGGTTCACTGAATAGACGGCGGGCGGCGCGTTGGTCACTTGGTACGGCGGCGCACTCACGAGTTGCCCTGTGGTCTGAGGCTGGGCCTGCACGGCTCGCTGCGCCAAAATCTGCTGGGACTCGATGCCCGCCGATCCCAGCATCGCCTGAGCTCCGGCATAGCTGATTAGCTCGCTGATATAGCCCGAACCACGACGAGCTTGAATCACGTGGGCATTGTCATCAGCATTCGCGCGGCTACTGAGGTTAGAAAATGCTTCAGAGGCCGCTGTGCCAGCCGCGAGCATGCGGTCAACGGACTGGCGGTAGAGCGACATATCGGCCGACGAGCCGGGATAGCCACCGCCTCCCGTGATCGTGCCGGCCGTGATTGTTCCTGTAACGCCCGTAATTTCCATGGAACCCTACTGTCTGGGGATTGGAGGTGGTGGGGGTGTTTGCCGCTGTGCCGCCGCTTGCGCTGGCGAAGGATGGAGAAGCGTGTCCGGTTCAAGAGTCATCACATAAGCCGGCTCGTTGATCGTGGCCCCACTCGAATCGGTCAACGACGTCTGCTCGGGCCGGTAAATCTTCGAGGCCACGACCTGCCCGTTTTTCTTGACGCGCACGACGAGCGGAGCGTGGGGAAGTGTCGTGACCTGTCCCGGGGGACCGGGAGGCCCGGCTGGGCCTTGCATCGCTTGACCAGGCGGTCCCGGAGGTCCTGGCGCGCCTGGCTGGCCATCCTGCCCCGGAGGCCCTGGAGGTCCCGGAATCGCGATCGGTGCCGGCGTGGGCGTGATCACTGGCGCGACAGGGATCACTGGTGCGACGTAGACTGGAGTGACCGGGGCAATCACCGCTGGCCCTGGCGGGCCGGGAGGGCCTTGCGGTCCTACTGGGCCTTGGGGACCTGGGCGACGAAACCAGCGGAAACAAGTCGGGGAGTAGAAAAAGTCACGGACCTTAGCCACACTAACAAGACTGCACACCCGAGCTCCCTTTGATCCAGTTCCCCACGCAACCCCAGCCAATTGGCCATATCGATCGAATACGCCTGATCCACTGTCACCCTCATGGATTGGCTCATCATATTCTGCGTCATCCTGGCCCCCGCCCCTTCTGAGATTCGCCCCGTGACTGTGAAGGGTCTGATTGCGACCGAAGCCTAGCATGTAGGCCCGCTGCGGTTGCTGGGTTGCAAGAGCGATCGTCACAATTCCCTCCGGTGCCGCGATCTCCACGCCAGCCAGATCTGCATCGCTGGCCCGGCCAAGGAATCGACCTGCGTACTTTGAGCCGCTAAGCTGTTCGACTGTTACTCGCCCGACACCGTCCTCGAATACATGGGCATTCGTGATCACGAGAGCTGAGCGCCCATCGCTGGCCACGATCGTTCCCGATCCGAAGTCGGTAAAGTTGCCGCGGCGGTTAGCGACTTGAACGCACTGCCGTTGATATCCAGGCTTCAGGGTCGATCCGGCCATGCGAAGAGCTGCGGGCTCGGCGTAAACGTGTTCGGGGAAGCGGTCAGAATAATGAATCTGCGGAGCCGGCGCGAGCATCCGCGAGAAAAACCCCTGCGGCACCGGGCACGACTGGCCCGGAGGGCACTGGCCGACCAAGAGCGTTGCGAGGAGGAGTCCGTTCATGGCCTAGCCCGACCTCCGCTTAAAACCTGATTCGCGCATCAGCGCTCGCGGGTGCAGAGCTGAGGTGAACTTGCCAGCTCCGCGAACCGATGCGAACACCTGCGTCCAGTTGCCATCGCTGTCCTGGTAGCTCATGTATCCGCCACTCAAGAGCTGATAGGGCTTGCCACACAAGCCCATAAAATCAAACCTGGACTGTGGAATTGCCGGCGGGTTCAAGATCCCAAACCATGCGGGCAGTACAAAGTTACTGACCTTGACCTGGCCGATCAGATAGTCCGTGTCCTCTACCGCGTCGCAATCCTCGAACGCGCCGATCTGGTTGGTCTGCGCGTTGGTGAAGACCTGGCTGATATCCGGGTCGAGCAGCGCCTCGAGGTTCTCGTGCGATGCAGAAACGCTCGGATCATCGCCGGCCTTCAACGTGGTGAGCACGAAAATCTTGCTCATCGGCAGCCCGTCGGCTGTGACGTCGTGATACGCCAAAGCATCGGCCTGATCGCTGTTGTCGAGCCAGATCATCCCAGCGTTGCCCGCCCGAACCTTCGGCTGAATCGAAAGGTCCCACCGATGGCCGTAGATCGGATAGAAGTCGCGGTCGATCTGCTCTTGCAGCGCTTCAACGATTGCTTGGAGACCGCTCAGGCCGTAGAAGCCAGGTATCGAGGTTGTCGCTTCGTAGACCACGTCGCAAACGGCTGGGAGGGTCAAAATGCGTGCTCCAAGATCAGATTGAAGATCCAAGCAAGTCCAAAGATCAGGACGAAGATCGCGACAATCGCCGCAACTTGTTCGCCGCGGCTCGCTTCTCTTTCCGAGTCAATGACGGCTTGGCAGGCTCCGGCAATTTGGGATCGAGCTTCGGCGTCTCCCGCGGATCGAGCTGAAGTGCCTTGTAATGTTCGCATCCCGTTTGATGGCAACTCACGCAATAGACCCTGGCTCCGTGTGGGATCGGTCCACGATGCGCACAGGGGGCAGTCGGCGATAGCAAGCCGATCGGCGTCAGAATGAGAAATCGCGGAAGCTTCTGCGGCTTCCCATCCTTCCCTACCCGGAAGTATTCCCTCGCAAGCTGTATCCGATGCCGGATCGTGCGTTGCGAGAGATCCGGCGCACAGTGAATCTGTATCTGCCGGACGGTCCATCCATCGGTTTTGAGGGAGAGCCATACCGCACCCTCCTGCAACTTCGCGTCCAAGCGAGTCTCCGTTGCTACGATACTCCAAGAGACTTGCCATCGTGTGGCAAAAATAGCAATAGACGTCCGCTGGGAATCTGCTACAATATTTCGTAAGATTCTTTCGCCATCAGTCATATAAGGACTAAGACATGACCAAATACAAGAAACGATCGAAGGAAGGATTCACGACCTACGGAGCCGAGTTTGACCCTGACGAGAAGATCGACTTTCTGAGGCTCAAGGAATGGCGGAAAGCTGAGACCGGCGTCCGCCAAAGTGCATCCAGCGTGCTCCGATGGGCTGTCGGCATGTGTGTTGAGCACATGGACTTACACGAAATTAAAAAGAAATCGAAAGAATCTTCTTGACATTCACTCGCGAGGTGCGAAGATAGAGTTGTGGGGACGAGAGACACGAAACCCGAAAGGAGAATGAGATGACGACATTCGCACGAGCACGAGCCATCGTCTGGAAGCACGCAGCAACCGATCGTCGTCCGCTCGGAGGCGAGATGTACGATCCTGATCTCGTGACGCCAGCGGACATCTATTCGGGGTGCGTGCCCGCCGATGTTAGATCCGAGATCCTCGGCCTCATGAGGCGCGGGCGCCACAACGGCGAGATCATCCGTGACGACACTGCTTACGAGTGGCAGGGCTGAGACGTAGCCGCCCACGAGTCGCGAGACACACCGAAACCCGAGAGGAGCTTGAGATGTACGCGATAGCCGAACGACGTGCGACCATAGGAAGCGTGATTAGCCGCGACAACAGCCGACTCTGGATCAAGCGACTACGAGACGATGGGACTCCCGTGACGACGCCGGCCAGCGATGAGGCAATGTCATGGGATACGCGGCGACAGGCCAACATTGTCGCTCGGCAGATGGGCGACTGGTGGACTGTCGTAAAAGTTGACTGAGGAGAGGCCCTGCCATGCGCCGACATGTCTAGCGACCCCCGAATCCGGCCCCTCCCGCGAGCGGCCGGTCTCGTGTGCCGTTGGGAGACACCGAAACCCGAGAGGGGAGATGAGATGGGAACGACCACAACAGCCATGCCGAAGAAAATCAATCCCCGTTGGCTGGAAGGCCGCCAGTCAATGTTGCGGATCACGGTCAAGACGGAAAACGACGGAAGCCCGAATCCGCATTACGTGGCAATGGCAGCCGAAGTTGCCGAAGCCGAGAGCGAACTTGTCCGGTGGCAGACATTCGAAGGTTGGGCCAAAACGGCCCTTGGATTGATCCTCAATCTATATCCGCTTCGCACAAAAGGTCTGACCTACGAACCGGGCCAAGTCTTCCTGAAAAAGGACAAGGCGACCGGCCAGATCACTTTTTTGACCCGCCAAGATGCTTGGCAGAAGTACCTCGAAGCCCATTGATGCCCCTTCCCGCACCCGCGAGAGACACGCAAACGCAAAGGAGAGTGAGATGAACGCGACGAAACCGAGCTTGGTCGGAAAGACAGACGAGGAACTCAGGGAGCGTCTGAACTGGCTCCGTGACGCCACCGCAGCTATTCGCCGCGGGTGGTGGGGCAATAAAGATGATTTGGGAGAATTGGAACTGGAGCGCGTCCAGATTCACAACGAACTGGTGCTTCGGGCGTCGCATGAGTTTTTCCAAGGCAATTGACACCCTCGCCGCCCTGAAGGCGATGTGATTCCAACCGAGAGGAGCCGAGCGCGGGAGTCTATTCGCTAGATCAGGTTCTTTTTTTGGAGACCGAAATGCCCAGACCGAAACCCCCGACACCTGAAGATCCAGGTCACGAGGGGCATGCCGTGAAAGACTGGAGTACCTCGTCCCTCGAGCGCATCGAAGTCACGCTTGATCGCATCGACGACCATCTGGAGTCGATCGCGCACAGCTTGGTCCAGTTCGTTGGGGCCATGAACCAGGAAAAATCTCAAGCGTGGGAGCCTTGCGGCTTTGACCGTCGCTGCCCGCACTGCAACGGAGCCAGCGTTCACCGTCGCGGCGGCGGCCAGGACCGGGATTACAGAGAAACCACCTACTACCGGTGCATGATGTGCGACCACGAATGGAGCGAAACCAAATGATCCGCGTCGTTTTATCGTGCGACACCTGTGACGCCGAAATCCGCGCGAGCAGCGCGAAAATGGTCTGCCTTATCGCCAATCGCGAGGGATGGGGGCATACGGCTGACACAAAGCACGGGGGGACCAACCATGTCTGCCCCGAGTGCATCCGGCTCGACGCGCTCGAGGCCGAGCTGAGGACGAAAGGAGCGGCGACATGATCGGAATCCGCGAATCTCGCCTCAAATGCATGCTCGACAAGAACGGCAGTTGGCATCAACTCAACGATGAAGACCGCGAAGCGATCCAGTGGGCATTGGATCGGATCAAGACGCTGGAGGAAGATGTCGACCGGGCACGGGCTGAGCGATATCAAATCAGCCTGGAATCGGCGACCAAAACCAAATTAATCCAAGACGTGCGAGTATTGGTCGATAGCCTGGAATCGCAACTCGCCCAGCAGCGAGAAAGGATGAGGAGATGAGAGACTTAACCATGTGGACGACTGAGGATCTTGAGCATGATCGGGCATTCTTGACCCGCGAACTGAAAGACGAAGCGACTAGCTCGCCGACCTATCGCTCACTGTGGGACGAACGAGCCGAGATCGTTCGTGAGCTTGCGAGACGACGCAAAGCTGACGATGCCAAAAACACAGCAGCCCCGGTGTGACCCAGGGCTGCCGCGGGAGAACGACCTCGAAAGCGCATCTAACTGAGGAGTTTATCGAATGACGAATGCAATTGCAACGCGAACCGCCGCCGACCTGCTGCCCGAAGCTGTCGAGCAAGTCCTCGTGGGCGGCGACTTATCCAAGCTCACCGCGGCCCAGCGCCTGGCGTTCTACCGGGCACGCTGTGAGGCCGCCGGCCTTGACCCCCGTGGCCGCCCGTTTGAGTTCTTGCAGCTCAACGGCAAGCTCGTGCTCTACGCCCGCAAGGAGTGCTCCGAGCAACTCGCGGGCATGCACGGGATCACAACCGAGATCGTCAACCGCGGACACATCGAAGGCGGTCTCTACGAAGTCGAGGTACTCGCGTCGATGCGCGACGGGCGAAAGACCACCGATATCGGCATTGTGGTGTGCCAGGGGCTCAAAGGCCCCGACATGGCCAATGCGGTCATGAAGGCCGTGACTAAGGCGAAGCGCCGCGCAATCCTCTCGCTCTGTGGTCTTGGCGACGTCCTGGACGAATCGGAGCGTGACACTCTGTCCGACATCCGGGAATGCGACGACAAGGGCCAGCCAAAGCGGCTGGAGAACAACTCGGGGCATGCCACGGGGCAGTATTGCTCGGAGGCAGAAGCGGAATCCTACCTTGCCGCTACGGAGCCCTACTTGGCCAAGCGATGCCGGGAGTGGCTCGACAAGATGACGCTGCCAGATGGCTCAGTCTGGAACGGCGTGTCGGAGCTGTGCAACCGATGGCAACTAGAAAATCATCTCGTCAAATGGGCGGTCGAGACCGGCCGCCTTGACGCAGCGTCCGTGCCCGAGGGTGGTATCAGAAACCGCTTGATCGGCCGCCTGATCGGCATCCTCTGGCACCGGGATAAGAAGACACAGAACGCAGTCAAGGTCGAGATGGCGAAGTACTTCGACCGCCAAGAGTTGCTGCAAAAGGAAAAAGTCGCCTCGCTCAACCCCGGCGAAACCGAAGCCGATCCGGCCGTGGCGGATGACGACTTCGAGCTTAACCCCGAGGAGGCCAAGGCGTGAGCCAGCCGATTCTCGACCCGTGGGAATGTCGCCGCGGAACCCAATGGGAGCGCAATGTCGAAATACTCCAAGGCAAGCTCGCCCCGTGGCCGCAAGTCCGTTGGACCGACGAAAGCCGCCAGTGTCTCGCGATTCGGATTCCTGGCAAACCATTCGTGGATTTCTGGCCATCCACCGGGAAGTGGATGAAGTGCGGAGGCCAGAGCGCGACGAGCGGCGGAGCTGAGGCTTTTTTGAGATGGTTCGCTAAGCAAAGGAGGGAAGAATGACACGCTCCGAACTCGCGAAACAAGCTGGCCCGATCTGTGGAAAGTGCGGAAGGCCGCCGGGACGAAGTCTCGACTCCGATTATTGCGGCCGATGCGAGCATGAAGTCGCCGGCCACTACCTCGAAACCGAAACCGCCGAGCAGGTCGCGGCGCGGTTGGAGTGCGAGATTGAGGAGGAAGAAGAATCTTCTCAGTGGGAAAACATGAAGTTTTCCATGCGTTGCCGTCACTGCACTGCCGCTGGTATCGAGAGACAGTTTGTCGGAACATCTCGCGGCATAGTCGAGTATCGATATCGATGCGGAGAATGCGGACATATGTGGTTTGATTGACACTACCCCGCGTCCCGCTCCCTCCGGCCGGATTTCGAGGGGAGCGCGTGGCGCGGGGAATGGGAGGGGATTATGGATTCTCGCGCCGAAGATGCTGTAGCGGCATACCCTCTTTTCCAAGAGGACAGGGGCGGTGCAATTCCGACCTCGGCGCTCCAGCTTTTAATCGAGCCGATTGGAGCCCGGCTCGCTTGCGAGCTTAATCGCCAGTGGCACTCAATGCTTCCCAGAACAGATCTTGGGAACATTCTCTGTGGCAACATGACGGCCTGTTTCGCAGCCGGATTCGATGGCCAATGGTACGCGGTTGCAATCTGGTCTCAGCCGATTATCCGAGCGATTGATGATGGTTCAACGCTCGAACTTCGACGCCTAGCAATTTGCAGTGCGGCTCCGCGATTCACGGCTTCACGTATGCTTTCTGTGATGCGAAAGGCTATCAAAAGATCGACGCCTGAGATAACCCGCCTAGTGAGTTATCTCGCGGTCGACGTCCACCAAGGAACGATCTACAAGGCTTCCGGCTGGAAACCTGTTGGCGAGATCGTCGCGGCTCGTCCCCAGCGGTTTACAGGATCACACGAGAGGTCGACCGGACCCCTGCAAACAACTTCAAGGAAACAGCGATGGGAACTAATGGTTTGAGGCGGCCAAAGAATCCGATCCCGAATGTTCTCATGAATGAGCTTTACCATGAGTTTTCCAAGTCGTTTGGCAACAATTTTAACCCAGAAACATGGGAGGATGATGATATTAGGCTAATCATCCCGCGGTTGCCTGTCGAGCATCGCTCGTATTCGATCAACTTGTATCGTCACTGGTTTAACAATATCCGCAAGCGGCTCCGGGGCGACAAGAGAACTGGCAAAGGAAGCCCGATCGGGTCGAAGCAGAAACGCACGAAACCGCCTGATCATTATTTGGATTATCTGAAATCTCCCCAATGGGCGGCGTCGAAAGCGAAGCATTGCTGGCTAGACTTTTGGGAGCATCGCTGCTCGATTTGCAACGCCGAATCCAGGCCGCTCGACCATCATCATCGTACTTATGCTCGACTAGGTTCCGAGAGATTTACCGACGTGATCGTGGTCTGCCGGAGATGCCACGACGTGATCGAGAACGACAAACAAGACCGGAATTTAATGAGCCTTTTCGACGGATTGGAATTCGCGGAGGCTTGACCTGCTTTCTTGCGGCGGGGCGTTGACACAAGAATACGACGAGACTACATTACGAATATGGAAGTCACAACCGTCCGATTCCCGAAGCAACTCCGCGAGCGGCTCAAGATCGAGTCTCAGCGATCGGGCGTTAAGCCGGCTGAAATCATCCGACGCGCTGTCGACGATCACCTAGCGAAGCAATACGAGCGATGGCTGCTCTCGGATCGCGATCGCAGCGCCGCCGCGGGGTAGTCATCATGAGCATGGATTGGTTCCCGATGTGGACCTGCACGCTTGGCAAACGCAAGATCCAGTCGATGCCAGGCGACTTGTTCAAGTTTTGGGCGAATTTGATGATGTTGGCGGCCAAAAATGACCGCGATGGGATGCTGCCTTCGCTTGAGGATATTGACTATGAACTGCGTACCGAATCATCAGTGACAATTTCGATGACGGATGAACTGGTCAGACGCGAGTTATTGGATCGCCTTAAGTCTGGTCTACGTATACATGATTGGGAAGAGTGGCAAGTCCGAGGTTATTCATCGCGTGACAGAACTCGGGCGTGGCGTGAACGGAAACGTGACGCTGATGTGACAATAAGTGACGTCACTGTGACGTCACAAGCGACGGAAGATGTGACAAAAAGTGACGTTGCAGAGTTAGAGAAGAGAAGAGAAGAGAAAGAGAAAGAGAAGAAAAAGACACGGGTGGCGAAGCCCCCCGAACCCCCCTTTGATCCACCTGATTGGGTTCCCAGAACGGAATGGGACGAACTCGTTGCGATCCGCAAGAAGAAACGCGCCATCAACACGCCGCACGCTCTCGCGCTCGTCGTCCGGGAGCTGGAGAAGCTCCGGGCCGCTGGCGACGACCCGAAGCTCGTGCTCGAACAAGCCATCAGGCGGAGCTATACCGATGTCTGGCCGCTTAGCCAAACAGATGCCCGACCGAGCAAGAACGGTCGCAATTCGACCTATTCCCAGGGAATGCCCGGCCAGAAGTCCACGACCGGCCAACCGCCTCCCGAGACCGAAGCCGACCGCCAGCGCGTTGCGGCCAATATGGAACGTCAACGAAGGATTAAGGCTGAATATGACGAACGAGTCAGGGCGGATCGAATCCGCGGAACGAACAAGACTGGAACGGGAGAACAAGAAGTGCCTGGTATGCCACGGTGAAGGGCTCGTGACCGCCTGGCACAAGCAGTATGTCGGCCAGCCCGTGATCATCCAGCGCAGTCAGGACGGCACCAGAACACGCCAGGTCGCCTTGAGGGTCGCCGTGCATTGCAACTGCGAACTGGGCGAATGGATGAGGGGCCGAATGAACCCGGAGGATGTCGAGCGCATGCTCAAAATCGACGACATCCTCAAGGGCCGGATTAACTGGGTGCTCTACGACCCGACCGCCGCCTACGTGGACGATTCCGAGGTTCCCGACTGGCGCGGCTTCCGAGAAGAGCTCGCCTCGCGACCGCTGCCGTTTTTGCGAGTTCAGGGCGACGAACCTCGCCCCGATCCGAGTGTTTTGCGTGAGACCTTGAAGCGAATCGAGGAGTCCGAAGAACCACCGTTTTAACCCCACCCCCGCCGTTTTGAGGAGAGCGATCCATGAACCGCATGATCAAGCTGACTTTCACCGACGAAACCGAATGGGCGACTGTTCTGGAGGCATTCCGCAAAACCGGGTTAGCCCTCTGGCCACGCACCGAAGCCGAGGGCGATACACCCGAGGAGCCGCTAGAGGAATGGAGGGCCAGCGTTATCGCCCTTTGGGCACGCGATCGACTTGATGCGCCGAGGCCAGTCGCGCAAACACAGCCGGTGTCCAACGGCCCCGACTTCGAGTTCGACCCGCCGCCGATCGAGCGAAAGGCGGTGAAGACATGAGCACCGACTATCCCGCGCCCTACGACAAGACGCCCTGGCGCTTTCAGCCCTTCGACGACCGCCCCGGCCAAGACTCAGGCGACGTCGTGAACGCCGATGGCGTGTCACTCACATCCGGTCTGCCCGAGGGGATTCCTGGCAAGCCCGGCCGCCTCTGGGCCAATTCGGCTCGGCTGCTGAGAGCGGCGCAGGCCGTGATCAGAGCCGCCGTGGCGGAATCGAGGGGAAAGTGAGCCCAGCCGATAAACGAAAGCTCGAAAGCGTATGCCGCGATGATGGCGACTTTCGGATCGATGTGAACATCCTCCGCGAAGCCCTCGCTGCAGTCGAGGAGAACGAGCGTCTTCGATCAGACCGCGAATTGCTCCTCCAGGCTGCCCTCTGGTCACTGAGTCATACCGTGCATGATGGATTGCAATTCTATTTCAGCCGGCTGCGCGATGCGGTCGATAAGGTTGCTAGATCGCCCCAGGAACGCACGGCGGCAAAACCCGATGTAACTACGGACTAAGCGCCAATCGCCTCACCTTGAGGCCAGGAGACACCTCCACGTGGAAGCTAATCGCCAACTCATCACCGAGCTAGCCGTTGAGGACTACCGCCGCGCTTGGCGGCGCATCCGGAATCAGAAACCGCTAGGGCCATCCCAGGCCCAAGGATTCCGGCTGGGGCGGACCCAGAAGAACCCAAAGTTTCAGCACCCATTCGAGCTGACAAAGGATTGACCGATGCGGCGGAAGGATGATGGTTTGACCTACGAGGAAGCCAAGCAACTCGGGGTCGAAAAGCTCCATCCCGATCACGAGCGCGGGGGGAAGCTATTCGGCGGACGGCCGAAGCAAGCCAAGAGCCCGGACGGGATGAACAAGCTCGAAAGGTCGTTCTTTGAGCATGTGAAATGGCAAGCGCGTGACAGGAATCCGACGTTCATTTGGCGCGAGCCGATCACATTTCGCTTGGCCGGCAATACCCGCTACACGCCAGACTTCCTCGTTATCTCCGGCGCCACGCAATCGATTTACAACTGCGTCGACACCAAGGGCCACATGGAGGATGACGCCTCGGTCAAGATCAAAGTTGCCGCCGAGATGTTCCCCTGCTTTCGGTTTCTGTTGGTCGTTCGAGCCGGCCGCAATGGCTGGGAAGTCCGAGAAGTCACCCGCACCGGAATAGGTCGCACGCCGATTAGAGTCCCATGGATTTAAGGAGCCGTGACCATGACTGACCTGCAACGCGAGAACGCCGCGCTCAAGCGGGCTGTGAGGAATGTGCTAAATTCGTACGCCGCCGACACTGGCGATCCGACACATTATCACGGGAGGCTAGGCTATTGGAGCGATTCTGATTCCAGGTGCGACTCTTGTGCCGCCTGGAACCGCCTCCGCGCCCTCGTGGCCCCTAAGCGAAGAAAGAAGGCCACCCGTGGGTGAGGAATTCACTTTCGGCTCTCTCTTCGCGGGGATAGGCGGCTTTGACCTTGGGCTCGAAAGAGCGGGCATGACTTGCAAATGGCAGGTGGAGATTGACCCCTATGCAACTCGAGTTTTGGCCAAGCACTGGCCCGATGTCAGACGATGGGACGACGTGCGAACCTTCCCACCGGCAGAGGGAGACTGGGGAGTCGATCTCATCTGTGGGGGCTTCCCTTGCCAGGATATCAGCGATGCTGGAAACAAAGAGGGCCTCACTGGACAACGGAGTGGTCTATGGTCGGAGTACAAAAGAATCATTCGCGAGATTCAACCAAGATTTATGCTCGTGGAGAACGTCTCAGCGCTGCTTAAACGGGGAATGGGAACAGTTCTCGCAGACTTGGCCTCACTCGGGATGGATGCAGAATGGACAAGTTTATCAGCGTGCGCCTTGGGTGCACCACATACACGACAGCGGGTGTTCATTGTTGCCTACCCCAAGAAAAGCAGATGGAGGCATGAAAGGCCAGAGATTCAAATTTTCCAGCCTGGCCAAGGCCGGACAAAGACCCGATGGGCGGGGGAAAGGCAGATTGCAATTGCTCTTAGCAAGTATGGGATTCATCCTCACTCCCCGGATATGCGAGTGGCTGATGAGTTTCCCGATTGGATGGACCGAATTGGAGCCTGTGGCAACGCCGTCGTCCCCCAGGTCGCCGAATGGATCGGACGAAGGATAATGGAGTGCGAACATGAGCGAACAGTTTAGAGACCCGCCCTCTCGTGAACCTGTCCCTCCCCGTTCCTACACGACGCCGTCGGAGCTGTTAAGCCACGAGCAGACTATCGATGCCAAAATCGCCAGACTCAAGCACCACCGGATGGTCGTCAAGGACTGGGCCAACGAGCAGCCCGGCCCGCAATTGCGGGATGAGCTTGCAAGCTTCGAGCGCCAGATTTTTGAGGTCGAGACGTCAGGCTGGTGTGAGCCGGAAGTCCAGGTCTTTTGCCGCAATCTTCGCGAGCGAATCAACCGGGCCATTCACCCCCATCGCATTCGGCCAGCACATCAGGAGCCCAATCCATGAAGCGAATTTGTGATACCACGGCGATCATCTGCGTGATCGGATTTTGGGCTGTACTGTTGTGGTTTGTCGGGTTCATGCACCACAGGCAACTCAATGCCCGTTTAACGATTCTCGATTCGAGAATCACCTATCTCTATGAAGAATTGGGGCGGCATTATCAGGAGCACAAGCCGTGACCAGCCTCATCGTCACCGCGCACATCTTCTATTTCCCCGCCACCGACCGGGTCTACCTCCGTGGCTTCCCCGAGATCGGCCCCGTGAGCACGCTGGAGGACATCCCGCGGTGGGTTTGCGGAAGGATTAGGGAGGAGTGGCTGGATATTATGAGCGTGATGGTTGCGGGTGCGCTCGCAAAGAAGCCCCGCTAACGCCCGCATGCGCCGATACCCCGACAGAAACGCGAGTTTCATCCGCTATTCGACCGCGAGAGTGATCCCGATCAACCGCCGTTCTAAGGAGGGGGAGAGATGGGACTGCGACTGCCTGAGCCTGACGAATCGGGCGTGATCAGGTTTGCGGATGGGAGCAGGATCGAATCAGGGTTTGTGATGGTTGAAGTCGGCAACCATCGGCACTTTTGGTTCGCCAAACCTAACGCCGGAACAATCGACAATGACGAGATTTTCCAGACGGTTCATTCGACTCCCGAGCGCGCCGCCCACGCCTTAGCCAGCATCGGCCAAGGCCCGGTGTCGATGCCGGAAGATCACCATATATCAGACCGACTGGCTCTCGCTGAGGAGATGCTGCACTCGATAGTCGACCCAAGCGCGCACCGATATTCTGACGACGCGATCAGGATGTTTCTGAGCCATCCGCTTGAGCCGGCGTCGATGGAGCCGGACTGGCGGAAGTTGCTTGAAAATCTTGTGCTGACGATGCCGGAATATGACATGGCAGGCCAGTGCGTCTGTGGCTTATGGAAGCCAAAACACCTGAAAGACTGCCCTTACGTCGCCGCCTGCCGCGCACTTGGGAGGGAGATGTGATGAGCTGGGGAAGCCATCCAGACATGTTGACGATGGCCGAAGCGAGCGGGTGGGCTCGCCGTTCGAGGCACGCAGAAGGATCACTCGGCTGGCTGAAAGCCTACCGGATAGCCTACGAGCGCGTTGCCGGTGTAGATTACCCTGAATCGTTGGCTCGGTATCTCGCCGGCCTGGACGAGCGGATTAAGGAACTGGAAGCTGAACCGCCTTCCGCAACCGCTCCACCGCCTCGCGATAAACCTTGCGGGCCACCCATGCCGACATCCCAGGAATCTCGGAAAGCGTGTAGCCATGCAGCCGATACGAAACCACAAGCCGTGCCCGATCGTCCAGCCGACTGAGCATGACTTCGATCTCATCCCGACGGTCGACATCCAGGAACCTCTTATCGGCGATTGGGACTCTCCAGAATCGCGGGCTGCAACTATCATCCCAACGTGCCTTCAACCGCCGCTCCTTCGTGAGCCGCCAGAACACCGCCCCGGAGGCGAACCCGCGAAACGAACCAACACCCGGCCAATCGCGCGCGGCTTCTACCAGGCCAAGCTGTGCGGCTGAGAGAGCGTCATCAGGATCAAGAGAACGGAAACGGCGAGCAAGCCGGATGGATAGGTCGATGTGATCCGCGGCAAGCCGCTTCCTAGCAGGGGTCAGGCGAGAAGTGATGATGTCGCCGCCACCTGAATCGAGTTAGTCGGGTCGAGATTTTGCATCGTAACGAGGTACTTCCCCGTGGCCAGATTAATCGTCTGAATCACCGCCTGCATGTCGGCGGGAGGCGCAAGCGTGAGGATCGCCGACGGCACCGGAACCGTGTCCCAGGTCGGCACGGTGTCGCCACCCTGGTAGGCTTGGATCAGACATCCGTTCGTTGAGCTGACGGCCGCGAGGCCCCAGACGTGAAACTGGATGCGGACTGAGAGGCAGTTCTGGCTGGCGTCGCACACCGCCTGAGTCGTGGAGCCCGGCTTGACCGGCTGCAAGGCGATCAGGTTGCCGGGAGCGCCGAAGGAAATTGAGGGAGCGTTGGGAAGCATTTCGGTGTCCAGAGCGAATAACTGATTGAGAGAGTAGAGACACACTAACTCAGGAGACTTGCATGTTGGCCACACTTGTTCTCGCCGCTTCGTTTTGTAGCCAGTGCTTTGGCCCCGGGGCCGTGACCTCCAGCCCACCGCTCAACGGTCGCGCCAGCTTTAATGCCCGGCCGCAATTCGGCAGTAATCGCGCTGATGGATCTCCAATCCTGTCAAGCGGCGATCAGTACCACCCAGGGAGCGCGCCGCCGTTTGTCGCCAGCGGAGGCCCTGGCGCCCCCGTAGTGCCTGTCGGCGCCCGTATCGATGGGCATGGGGACGTGATCGAGTGGATTCCCGCCAGCGGAGTCGGCAACGCCCCCTACTCCAACGCTTTCAGGCTTCGTAATAGCCCCCTCCGCAACATGAGCCGGGCCGCGAACGTGATGACGGCAATGCGGCGAGCTGCTCTGCTGTGAGCGGCGGAACGTATCCGGCCATTACTTCCGAGGTCTGCACGATCGGAGTTGCCCAGGCTGGATCGCGCTCGAGGTTGCGGCAGAAGATCGGTGTATCCAACCCGTGACAACGGATCTCCGAGCGGACGGGGCATTTTGCACAGCGATCAGGGATAGGTGATGGTGAAACTTGTCCACCCGCTTTGGATGAGTGCCGGACAGCTCGCGGAGGTCAGCGTGAACGTCAGGCTGAACGGCGAGCATGTATGACTGGCCAACGTCAATTGGAGCGGTGGGGCTCCGAGATTAGAGCAGTAATTGCTCACTCCCGTCGGGCATGACCCGGATATGTAGAAATAACCGCGCAACTCTATCGCGCCCCCCGTGCACGAGAGCTGAAAGTTATTACCGAAAACGCAAGCGCTTAACCAGGTAGGTGACGAAAAAAGAAGTGGTGTCGAGCCATTACCAAAGAGAATGTTCGTGTAGGAAAGTGTCAGAGTCTCCTTGGGAATATTGCAGGGAGAGCAAGGGAGCACCGGAGGGCCGCCAGCACAGCAGCCGCAACCGCCGTTGTGAAAACCGCCGAGCTTGACACCCACTTAACAATCCAGCCATGCGAGGACAAACACGCCGTTCCGCCACGAAGCGCCGACGTGAGTCCCGCTGTTGACGGTGTTACTGTTCTGGCTCCAATTGAGAATCACCGCCCCGTTGGTGTATGCGGCATCAGGCGCGCCGGCGTAACTGTTTGTGTTCGCGTTGTACGTTGGAATGTAGGGCTGAAATGTGCCCTGCCCGTAGGTATTGCCACTGCATGCATTGAGGTTGCTCGTAAGCACCCCCTCGATCGTCCCCGGATTCCAAACCGTCGCCCGCTGCGTTCCGCCGCCGAAGTTGTACGGATCGCGCTCAACGCGGATCACCGCTTCCTTGATGCGGTTCGCGGCCTTCTCGCCAAAAGATATACTCTTGTCGGCCATTATTGGTTCTGGGTCAGGATGGCCTGGTTGATGTTCAGGTTCGCAAAAGTTTGCTGCCTGTATTGCATAAACACCAGAAAATAGGGATTCGGGTTATTGTTCTGGCTCCACGTGAAGTTGAGCGGCAAGCCAGCCTTGGTCAGTGGCACCGGATTGGTGACCGGGATGCCGTTCACAATGATCTGCGTCAGCGCGCCGTTTGTGTTGAGCTGCCTCAGACCGGCATTGAGCACCAGATCCTCAAAGCCATAAATAGTCTGATTCCCGCTTGAGTCCGTGAAGGTCTGCACGCGAAACTCGAATTCGAAGCTCACCCGCCAGTAGTAGCCATAATCCGCGGTATACTGCCGGTCTCCCTCGATGTTCTTGCACTTTACCTGATTCGGCGCGAACCCGAGGAACACATCGCCATTGACGGCATCCCTGTACGCTTGCGCCCAGTTATCGTCATACGTAGGCGAATTGGCTATGTAGCTAAGCTGCTGCCGCGACTCCTCACGCTTGGGCGGGTTCTCCAGAGGGTCGCCGACGGTGTTCAAGAACGGCTGGCCATTGACGTCTTGCGGATAGGAAACCTCGTACTTCGCCCCGCTCCACTTGACCTGAGGCGCGCTCTCAATCGGGTTGTTTGAGCCGTTCTGCTGCTGCGAGGTCCCAAGCTCGTGGTTGATGTCGAACGGGCCATAGTTCAGCGTCACAAGCCAGAGCCGGCCACTCTGATCATCGGCCGCTTGGTCGATATTCACGTCCTGAAGAAACGAGCCGGTGTCCGTCTCAGTGATCGGCCCCGGAAGATTCGGAGAGTTCAGCTCAGGTAATGGAAACTGGTAAGTGCTGCCCTGAATCGCTGCGATCCCGGCCAGATAGTTCTGAATCGCGATCGGCCCTACGAGCGGCGAGCTGGTCGTGATTAAGAGGCAAAGCTTGTAGCGCCGTGCTCCAATCCACCAACCGCCCTGCTGCTCGTAGGACCATCGCATCGACGGCCCCGGAGGTTTAGCGTTGACGCAGGATACGATCGTCCCCGCCGACGCCACGACCTTGGGTAGATTGATGATAATCAGGCTCATCAGCCGAAGTCCTGCCAGACGACCTGCATGCCGTTATCACCCTTGTGCTCCCAGGCATCGGCGAGCTTTTTCATGTACTCCGCAGTCTTCGCCGTGTTGTTCTCGATCTTCTGGTTCGTCTTGTCGCTATGACCGCCATATTTGCTCTTCAGGATGGCGTTGGTGGATTCCTGGGAGCCCATCACCATTGCCGTTGAACTGGACGTGCTTTTGGCGCCGGCCATCTCCTTGGGAGCGCCGATGGCTTTCAGATCAAGCGTGTTCTTTTGGGCTTCGGCCCGAAGCGCCGCCATCTTGTTTCGCGCGTTCTGGAACCAGGCATCGATCGAGGCGGAGGGGAGAGGCGCGGTCAGCTTTTTGTTCACGTCCTCAAGTTGCTTGTCGGCAAGGTTTTTTAGATCCTCAGACCATGTCTTGAAAAAATCCTTGCCGATCCCCGCCTCTAGAATTTTCAGCGCAGGAGTGAGATTGCCCATGGCTCGCGAGAGCTTGTCGAACCAACCGACAAGAAAACCGAGTCCCTCTGTGACATCGTGTTGCATGAGCAAGAATGCATTCTTGACGTCCCACCACGTATCGGCGATGACGCTAATTGATCTTTGAATCCAGCCATTTGCCTGAACTTGCGTCTGAGCCCCAGTAATCATCACGCCCGTCGTGCTCTTCATTGATTCAGCAACGCCGTCAAGGTAGCCCTGTATCCCGAGTAATCCGACCTGCATCTCCGCTCCCGGTCCGATCAGCGGCAGCAGGATTGTCGAGATCGTCTCAGCGATGTTCTGGAGTCGCCCCGTGAAGGCTTCCCAGCGCCCCATCACGGTCTCGGCTGTCTTACCGGCTTCTCCGGTCGCGCTGCTCAATTGCTTTGATATGACCGATAGCCTGGCTTGAATCTTCGCGCTTTCGCTGAGCTGTCCTCCCATGCCAGTCAAACCGAGCTTCAGCGCTTCAGCCTTGACCACGTCTTCATTCATGTAAACGCCTAAATCTTTGAGTCCCTTGGCGCTCCCGGCCGCTCCCTTCTGGATTTTCTCCATCACGTCAGCCACGGGAATGCCGGTGAGTCGCGACTGATCGATGGCGAGCTTCTCGAAACCGACCGAGAGTTTCGATGCCTGCTCCTCGCTATAACCCATGTTCTTGAAGAGAGCGCCGGAGCTGGCCGCGTTCTTCAAAAATTCCTCATTCGAGACACCGAACGCATCAGACATAAGCTTGGCGCTCTTGACGACTGCCTCCGACGAGTCGCCGAAGACCACCTTGACCCGATGCATTTGCTGTTCGAGGTGCCCGGCCATCTCGACCATTTTGTAGAGTCCGGCGATTCCGCCCGCGCCAATCAGGCCCCCGAGGAGGATGTTGCCGACGCTTAGCGCTTGCTGGCCGAACGCCTTCAGCTCAGCACCGGCCGTCTTCAGCCCTTTGGCGAAGGCGGCTGAATTGGTCGTCATGCTTATGGCGATCTGCCCGATGAGTGCCATTAGCCGCCGAACGCCCTCCTCATAGCCGCTTCCATGCGCTTAGCCTTCTGCTCTTTGGTGAGATGTTCCAAAAGCAAAAACTTCTCGATCGGGATATGCTTGCCACCGAAACTCTTGACGATGCTTTGGCAAATATGAGCCCCGATGTAATCGAGGAGATCGACGGTAAATGGCCGCCGTGCGATGTGCGCCCGCCACTCCGCGATCTCATCGCCGTCGAATTGCTCGACCTCGTGAATCGACATGCCAAGCTCGCGGGCCAGGTCGGTCAGGAATTGACGGCCTGGCCGTTCGAGTTTTTTGCGAGGTCTTCCGCGCCTTCCTTGGTGTAGCGATTGAGTTTCATGAAAGCGATCACGATCGGGTCGGTCAGCTCCGCATCGAGCTGGGCCACGAAATCCTTGTCGCCATCAGCAAAGATGCGAGCCCCGCGTTCATCGTAGCAGCCGTGAATTAAGGCCGGGACGCGCTCGATCTTGTTCGATGGGCTCGCCGCCTCGAAGGTGTCTTTTTCTCCCGCTGTGAGCTTCTTGACAAACACGGTGCCGATCTCAGGTACGCATACTTCCTCGTACTTCGGCCCCGATAGCGCCCGTTCCTTGAACTGCTCCCTCAGACCGAGTTCACCCACGTCGTATCTCCCGAAATCTTGAATGTGACCGCTGCCGCGAGATTCGCTTCGACATCCGACGCACCCGGTGTGAACGTGGTACAGGCCGCCGCGAGAGCCGTTCCCGACGATGTCGTGTTGCCGGTGTTGAATAGCACCTGCATGGTGTAATTGCCGTTGCCAGGGTAGTTGTTCCAGTTGCGGATGAACTTGTGCACCGCGTCAGTCGGGTCATACCAGAGGTTGCCGCTAATCTCATCCGGATCGCGGATCGTGCCGCGGTAAGTATGCGAATTGACTGTTGCCAGGCTCGTCGTCTTGGCTGCCGCAACCGTGCCGCCGAAAAGGCCGTCGAGGTCGGTAAAGTTGTTTATCAGTGAGAACGTATTGCTGTTGCCCACGATCTCGTCGATCGAAAGCGTGGTGCCGGCTGCTCCCCAGACTGTGGTCGCCATCAGTCACCTCCTTCGGTTGGCTTCGGTTCTGGCGGCGGAGGCCACGGAGTCCCCACCTTGATGTCCGGCCGCCGTGTGATGTCCACGAGGCGAAACGTCGTGTCGGACGGGTCATGATCGCGCTCGATCGATTGGCCCGGCAGTCGGTTGATGATCTCGGTGAACTTGCCGAATCGGACCACTCCGATCACTTGCGGCATGGTATCCTCCTATGAAAGAGTCGGAATGGGTATTCGGAATTTCACACTGAATTCCGTGACTGTGTGATAGAGCACTTGATCCGTTCCCGCTTTGGGCTCCTCATCGAGATCGGTATCATCCTGCTGGATGCAACTGATAATGATCACAGACCCGTTGCCCCAGACGTTCGACCATCCGGCAGTGTCGATGCCGTTGCCGATGGCCTGAATGATGAGCTTGGTTGTACTCTCGCCGTATCCCCAGGCGTCAAGCTGCACGCGGGCCGTCGCCGTCCCGTCCCCGCCACCGAGAACATGCCCGCGTGGCTTGGTCGGTATCGTGTAGGTGAGCGCCGGCCCTTTGGCCCCGTAGTCGTGCGTCTGAGGAACGAAGGTCTTGTAGATCGCCGTGCCGATGTAGGCCGTGAGTTCCGGGATCGCGAGAAGCCGCGCGACCAATGCCTGTTCGAACCACTGGACGATGAGCGGTGGGACGACCGGCCCTGCCGCCATGTTGAGATTCGGAAGCCAGAGAAGAACGCTCACAGCTTGACGTAGGTCAACTCGCCGGAAACGATGCCGTTGGTGTTCACGCTGCTCACAAGCTGGAGGCTATCCCCCGTCGCCGCCGTCTGGAAAATGCCCACCGGAGACCAGGCCCCGCCGGCCGTCGCGAATTGAGTCCCGTAGTGCGTGCCGCTGATCTGCACGGTGTTCGTATTGCTTTGCCAGTAGATATTCGAGTTGCCATTGAATGAGGCACTCCAGCGGAGCACGCGGATGTACTTGCCGGTCGTGCCAGCGACAACCGTGAGCGTCGTGTTCGCATTGATGGTGAAGGCCGCGAATGCCGGCACAAGTGCCGTCGTGCCCGAGTAGAGCGTGTTCGTCTCGGCGCTTGCACTGATCTGGCCAAGAAGGTTCGTCCCCGCTGGAAGCGCATTGGTGATCGCCGTGAGGGCCGTGACGGTGTTGACCAGGTTCGCGTTGGTGATATTTCCCGAGATGACCCAGGGCGATGTGATCTGAGTCGCGTTGACGGCGACCGGATTCGTGATCGTCGTCACCGTGTTGACGACGTTGAGCGTATTGACGGCCACGGTGCCTGAGATCGGTTGCGTGGCCCCGGCGCCGTTGGTCAGCAGATTGCCGCTGGCGTCAACGTGCAAGCCGACCATATCGACGCCATTGGAGCTGATGGCGCCGATAGCCGTTCCGGTTCCTGGCCACGCGCCGTTGAAACTGGAGGACGTCCCACCCGATCCACCGCCTGCCGCCACATTGACATTGAGATTGCCTGAGCTGTCGACGTGCAGCCCGACCATGTCCACGCCGTTGCTGCTGAGAGCCCCGATCGCCGTCCCCGTAGCAGGCCAAGCGCCATTGAAGCTCGATGATGTGCCGCCAGTCCCTCCGCCGGCCATCACGTTCACGCGGAGATTGCCCGAGGTATCAAGGCTGAGCGGACTAACCTGAGCCGTCGTGTAACCCGGCGCATTCGTCGTGGCCATGCCCTGGACCATCGGTCCAGACTGGCCGATGCTTGTGTGCCCCTGAGCAATCAGAAGGCCGTTGATGCTGGTATCGAGCGCCAGTGCCGACGTGTTGAGGTTCGTCCCCGCGTTGGCCTGCACCGTCCCGCTGACCACCCACGGGCTCGTGATCTGGGTCGCATTGACTGGAACTATGCCGACAATCGAGGCATTCGTATTGCTGTTGATCGTGCCGGCGATCGAGACTGGCTGTGTCGTTTGCCAGAATGTCCCGGATACCGGCTGCGTGGCTTGCCAGAATGTGCCTGTGACACCCACCGGATTCGTGATGGTTGTTAGCGTGGCAACCGTCGTGACGCTGTTCACGAGGTTCGTATTGACGATGTTCCATGAACCTTGCTGGGCGACAGGAAGGCCCTGAGACGAATTGACGAAGCTAAACGCGCCCGAGCCCGGTGTGACATTCGTGGCCCACGTCAGGACGGCAACCGGCCACTCGGTTCCGTTGGAATCGGAGACCGTGCGGACGATCGCGCCATTGGTGTTATTTTGGTTGAGCTGTACGTTGTCAGCCATTATCCGTACTGCTCCTGTATCTGATCACCATAGATCCAAGGCTGATAGGTCGTACTTGGCGGCGCGCTGCCCTGAGCACCTGCAAGCGTGCCAATCCCCACCATTGGCCGGAAGATCTGCCAGATCGCGTTCACGTTCGAGCCCAAGAGCGCGTGCTCGGCAGCCGACAGGGCGCGATTCCACCAGGCGCCCCAGTAAACTAACGTATTGGAAAAATTGTTCGTTCCGACAGGAAGCGCCGAACCGATTATTAACTGAGGCGTGCCAAACGTCGGATTGCCGTTAGAGTTTGTTGTGGCCAAAACACTCACACCATTGATGTAGGTATTCTGTGTCGTCGGCCCCTGAGAAGTGCTAAATACATAATCTTTCCCATTTACAAATGTTCCGACGTCGGCAGTATATTGGCTCCCAGCGTTGTTGGTCGCAATCCGCGCCGAATTGCTGTTAGAGTCCTTTCCAAGCGTCAGCGCGTCATATGGGGCTGTGATCGTTGAGCTGTAGCTGATCGACATCATTGCAGAATAGTATGTTGCTACGCCTATATTATGAAATCCCACTGCCATTGACATCGGCCACGGAAACTGGAGCCAAGCTGGCAGCGCGGCGGTAAAACATTCCATGTTGGCAATTGACACGATGCCAGACATTGCCGCAGACGACCACGGAGAATTGGAGCCGTAACCGTTCGACGATAATCGGAGATTGCCTGTCGCATCCCAAAGGATGCCGCCGCCGTTTTCGTTGAGCGCGTAGAAGCCCTGAAGCCCACTGCAAAGCGAATGCGTCCGATCAAGCGGCGTACCCCGGATCGGCTTCTGAACCCATCGCGATCCCGTTTGCATCAGGCCGTCGTGCTCGCTGTGATGGCCGCCGTGATGGCGTTGGCTGGGTCGAGGTTTTTCAACTGCACTGAATATTTGCCGTTGGGCATCACGAAAGACATCTGGGCATTCGTGTTGGCTGTCATGGCCAGCGTTGCGCCGGATGCTGCGATTGTGTCGTAATGCGTAGTGCCATCGCCTGCCGGAAAGATTGAGATCTGGCATCCGTTCGTCGAGTTGACGGTCGCCCCGCCAGCCGCAATCACACTAATCCAGCCGCCGATGCTATTCGTCGAAAAATCACATATGTTCGAGTTGCTATAGTTCCCGGCGCCGATGGAAGTGCTGGCCGCAAGGATATTGCCTTGCGAGGAATAAGTAGTCGTTGGGTCAGTAGCAAGAGCCATCGGTTAACCTCAGACGTTTGTCGTCATTGTCAAGGCATCGACGCGGTGATCGACTACGGAACCAGGATTAGACACGCCGCTAACCATATTCATGACGAGCACCAGATCATTCAGGCCGTTGATGCAATCGTTGGCTGAAAAGCCGAGCGATCCGATCGTCATCGGGTTGGCATTGTTCGGCGAACCATCCGCCGCGCCAAGTGAGCCGTCTGTATCGAGAGGCGCGGTTGCGAATGCCTTCCAGGTGTTTTGCATGGCCGATCCACACTTCTGGTTGAGCGGTCCCACTTGGGCCACGAGTTGCAGAAGTTGATTCCAGAGCGCTTGCACCTGTCGAGCTTCGGAGATTGCCGTTACTTGAGGAATTGCCATCGATTACCCTCCCGTTCACAATGAAAACACCCTGTAGTTCGCATTGCTGCCGTTCACTACGTTCGTCGCCGCGCTAAACTTCACGATGAGCCCTGCGCCCGTGCCCTCATTGAAGACGTTCGAGCCGGCGTTGGAGCCGTTCATCGTCGTGTGGCCCGCGCCGCCGTTAAAGGTGTTCGGCCCGGCGCCGCCGGTAAAGTTGTCGATCCCGGTCCCGGCGGTGAACTCGTTGTTGCCCATGCCACCGGTGGCAGTCGACAAAATCCCGATGTTGTTCGTGAAGCTGTGATCCCCTGGCACGCCGGCGCCGAGATAGTTGACGCCGGCCACCTGGAGAGACGGAAACGGGAAATCGACGCCGTTGAGCGTAGCTATGACGCTCTTGCTGTCAGCCGAGTACGCCACGCTGGCGATGTTGGCTGGAACAGTTGGGTCTGGGATGACGTGGATGTGTGATCCCGAAAGAATGACCTGGGATGCTGTGGACATAGAAATGCTCCTTGAACAAAAGACTACGGGTTAACCGGGATCTGACTACCACGCCATGACAAGCAGCGCCCCCGGTGCCCCTTTGCCACCATTGCCATTGCTTCCGCTCAAAGTCGTCCCGTTAAGGATGCCCGATCCGCCGCCGCCGCCAGAGCCATAGCCGCCACCGTTGCCGCCTGAACCTGGTTGCATGGTGTTGTCCGAGGTCGCTCCGCCGCCGCCGCCGCCAGAGCCAGGGACGATCAAGCTAGGCACCGTCACTGCGGCCGTGCCATTGCCGCCCGCGCCGCCACTCTGGCCAGTCGTGCCTGCAATCCCACCGGCGCCGCCGATGATGCCTGTCGAACTGGCGAACGGGCCAACAATGCCGCCGGCTGATCCGGCTGAGGCTGTGGCTGACGCCACTCCCCCGCCTCCGCCCCCGCCAGGACCGCCGAAGCTGTAGAACGGCGTCGTGGCTTGCCCGGCGCCACCCGCATTGCCGCCATTGGCCCCTGCGCCGCCATAACCGAAAGCACTCGTGGCAAGCGTCCCGCCGCCGCCATTGCTCAACCCGACCGCATGAGAGCCACCCGTACCACCTGGGGCAAACACGAGCGAGCCGAAGCTAGTCCCCGTGCCGCTGACCCCCGAGGTACCATTGGTCGAATCGGTTCCCGCCGCTGTACCGCCTGCTCCTCCCGTGCCTACCGTGACCGTAACGGCCGTACCGCCGTTGGCCGCAATCACGTCGGCCGCCGCCATCGTGAGGTCGATGATGCACCCGCCTGATCCTCCACCGCCGCCGCTCGGTGTCGTGGCGTGACGGCTGCCTGCACCGCCGCCGGCTCCATCGCCGATGGCGACCACGCGGACAAATGTGGCCGTTGACGGGATCGTGTAAGTGCCGCTAGCTGCAAATAACATATAAGCGGCCGTCGGCAACGGAGCCCACCCTCCGATTTGATTGTAAAGCAATGCCTGACTTTGCGGCTGCCCGAAATATGCGGCGAGAAGATCGGTAAGGCTTATCTCTCCATTGATCGTGCCGCTGCCGCCACGAACTTTGACATAGTATTGCGGACTGACGCTCATAGTCGCCTCACTTCCTCGTCGACGCCGGTCTTGATTCTGAGAATCGTCACCTGCTTGGCCGCTTCGCCCTTGCTGTCGTAGGCCCGCCGCATGAACGGATTTGGCGCCACCCCTTCGCGACCGTACTCTACGACTGCCGGATAGAAGACCGGCTTGCCCGACTTGGGATGGACGATCAAGCCCTCCTTCTTGCCGCTGATCCGAGTTTCGAGGCTAATCGAATTCCGCTTGCGGCTCTTGACCGCTCGCACCTGCACGGCCGATTTGGTGAGACCAGTGAGCACCGGCACCTGACTCTTGATCTCAGCCGTGACGATCTTGAGCCCGTCCCGCATCGAACGGCGGATGACTTTCTTTGCTACAACGCCGGGTAGCTTCTTGAGCCGCTTATCGATCTCGCGGATTCCGGTGATGACGACCGTTTGTTTCATGTCGTCAGCACGCCCACAGTCAGAATCGTTGACGCAACGCAAGTGATAAACCCCGCATTGGTATTCGCATTGATGGGGTTGGCGAAGTAGCCTTGTGACCGACCCCACCAGAGCGGTTGGCCGGCGACGAGTGTGATCGTGTTCGTCGGCGAACTGGCGTTGTTGGTCGTGATCGTGCAGGGCTGGGTCGCGAGCATGTAAAGAGCTTGGATCGTAGCCGCGTTGAAATTCAATGTAAATTGAGCGGCATTCGCATTGACAGCCGCATTAGTATTTGCTGGAAAGGATGAATAAGTGTACTGTGATGTATTGCCACCAGTTTCGTTGTCGTAACCAGTCGTGCCACCCGCGACACCATTGCCGGAAAGAGCGAAGGTCATCGTCCATTGAACGGCCATTAGCTAGTTGCTCCGACGTGCTCCTCGCACGTAATTGACCACATGATGTTGCGCTGCTCCGGATTCTCGGCGGCGACGATGTTGAGCCATTCCTGAGAGCTGACAACCTGAATCTTCATGCTCGGAACGATCAAGCCCTGTGGGTTATCGGCTGAGGTCGGAATGATCGAACCCAGCCATGCACATTCACACATTCGTGTTGCCGTTGGCCAGATTTGCCGGACGTTGAGTTGTTCATTACCCTGGAGATAACGCACCAAAAACCAGAACCCGCCATCGGCCGCGTTCGGGTTGACGATCTGGACTGGCGTCTGGCTGGGCTGCCCCCATGAGTCCGTGGTGCTTTCGGGGACGTCGTAGAGCAGACAGCGCTGCCGCCGGCCGCCGACACGCTGGCGCCGTACCAAGCTGCGCGGCAGAGGCATTAGACCGTCGCCGCCTCATGCTTGACGCACCGGAACACCACCGATTGACTGATCGCTCCGGGCTCATGTGAGCCGCGCACGAGGTCTTCGCCGAAGTAGTCTTCGAGATCGGGAGCATGGTCAAGATGAAAATCCCAGGTTCCCATTGATCGATTGGCGATGCGGTCAACCCACCAGTCTTTCGGCTTTGCCGTTCGATGGTGGGGCTCTTCATTTGCCGAGATCGAGCAAATCAGAATCGCGTCCGGCGTAGCGTGCGATAAAATGTTATCGATAACCACGTCGATATCTGTAAAGCCTGATGGGTCATCATCCGAGATGTGCTCAAAGAACTCCCAGCCCGTGATCACATTGAACTTGACCGGCTCGGGAGTGCAATTCTTGAGCGTGAAAGGAGCGGTCACGTCGGCGGTGAAGAGGTAATCGGGGATGGTTGCCCATTCGGCTCGGCGGGTTTTGAGAGATAGATCTGATCCTTCGATGCCGATCGCAAACCCACCAGCTTCAAGGATTGACCTGACGAATCCGCCACCTGAACATCCAAGATCAAGCACTCGACAAAGTTGAGCTGGGATAAGTCCAAACAATTTTCGGTTGAACGCATAGGATAATGAGTTATCACAGATTGCTCCTAACGGCATGGTGTGATCGAGGCTGTCCACCGCAACCGGCTTCTCCGTCTCGATTGTAATCTGCGGAGCCGGCCGCGCCTTGACTGACGCTGCAAGCGGTCGTCGTGGCCGTTGCCGCTCCGATTCCCACGAGCCCCACGAGCCCTGATTGCCGTAGGGGAAGCCGCCGTGATGGACGGCCTTGATCTTACGGGTCGCGAACACCCGGAGGCCGTTGGTCGCGGCCCAGTCGCTGAATAACCAGTCCTCCGAGTCAAACCACGGGACGGCGTTGCCGTTCTCGATCCTGATCGCATGCTTTGCGATGAAGCCGCCGCCGTCGACGAACTTGTCCGGCCATCCAGCTTGTGGGAAACGGCAGACCCAGAGGCCGGTGTTGATCGCCAAGACCGCATCAGGCTCATCGGTATCGGCGATCGAGAACGTCTCCGGGAGTCGGCTGATCTCTCGCATGGAGAACCGCCGCGTGCCCCACACGCCAGGGTAGCGGATGCCCGTCGTCGTAAGGCCCCGCTCGTCCTTGATCGCCATGACCACCGACATCACATCTGCGCCCACACGGTCCATCTCCTCGATCGCGACATCCAGCCACCACTCCTCAGCCGAGATGTCGGTATGGAGCAGGCCCCAGTGGGTCAGCTTGCGGTTGAACCGATTGTTCCACGCCTCCGAAAAGAGCATGTTGAAATTGTGCTCGATGTCCCCGAATTGCATGGGAAGCGAGAAGACCGTGTGCCGCCGCGACGCCGCGATCGCAGCGTTGTAACAGCCGCTTGAGATATCACCGCGATTAGGGATACCGAGGAATATCCGGTAAGGCTTGCGCGGCGGCATCGTATGCCAGTTGACGGCGCTGAAACCTTCGGCTTGCTTGGGAGCCGTTTCAAAAGAGGAGATGATCTCAGACATATGCGCCCCAGGTTTGAGGACATAGAGACCGTTCCGCAACTGGTGAGACGACAAGCCCCGGAGTTGCCTCGCACGTCGCCTCGCGATTTTCATAGCTATCAGCCACGATCTGCATGATGGCCGTGCGGAGAGAGCGCGGAATGGCTGGAGGTTGATTGAGGTACATGGTCGCCGCGGGATCACCCGTCAGACTGGGAGTGATTGTGATCGGCGGCTGATAATAATTGGTTGCTAGGCTCGACGCCCATTGGATAAAGATCGGAACAGTCGGCAGAGGACCGCCGACGCAGGTCGCGTTCCCTGCACCAATCGTCCCAAGTGCTACCAAAGCCGCTTGCACTGTCGCCGCCGTCGCGTTGTATGCGATCGAAGAGGTTGCCGCGCCACCGAAGGTAAGAGAGAAGGTCCCACCGGTTGGCTGTCCGTAAGTCATGATCGTTGTCGATGGCGGCCCTCCATAAGTCTGAACCAAAGGTGGCGTGAGTCCATAACCCGCGACGAATGTAAAGACCACCGCATCGATCTGTGGTCGCGCGATCGGCCAGACTGCTCCGTACTGAGGCATCACGCGCCCTGGAGTGCCGGTCGATACGATGATCTGATTCGAGTAAATCTCCAGCAAGTTCCCCGAGCTGGGGTCAACATATTGAATATTCATCATGCCCTGAAGCGGTGGCTGCCGCACCTGCATGATGCCTTGAGCCGTGGGAAGCCACCAGGGATTCGGCCCGATCGAGCGGATAAAGCGGTTGAAGTAGCCCCCCGAGGTCAGAAAACCTTGAAAATAGACCTGTCTGACCCGGGGGGCGATCGTTCTAGCTGTGGCGGTTTCGACGTACTCACGCGCCTGACTGATCAGGTCCGCGAGAATCGCATTGTCGTCGGTTGACTCGATGCGCGCAAAGGCCATCGCCTCAGCGATCGAGACCGGCTCCTGAATTGGTGGCGTGAGATCGACGACGCGCCACCAGCCAGGATCAGCGTCAGAGGGAAAGCCTTGGATCACTGGCTATAGTGTCCGCTTCGTCCCACAGCTTGATAAGCTGCGATCGATCCATGTTGCTCGTATCGCCAAAGGACGCAAGCGCGTCCCGAAGCTGTGTGGTCGTTAACTCCGCAAACATTGGGTAATCAGGCAATCCGAATTCGACGCCTTGAATCGGATCGCCCGGCGGTTTTTCCTTAACTTCAACTGCCGGATAACCGTTGATCGTCATACCGCTGCCTTTCCTCTTGGCGAGAGCGACTTTTCAGCCGCCGCTGGCGTTTTCAAGACCGCCGACTCGATCTCCTGCCATTCATTGCCGGATAAGAGCTTCTCGGGCGCTCCAGGCTTCACGCTGATCGGCTTGTCGCCCGATCGGAGCTGGTGATGGACGGCCCAACCGTGTTTCACGAGAGCTTCGGCGAGCGCCTCGCTCAAGCCGTCGATCTGCGGAGCGATCAGGCCGGAATTGGGCTCGATCGCGATGATTGTCCCCGGTTCGCAGACCCGGGAAACAACCAGCCGAGCCCGGATCATTCGGATGTAACTGAGACCGCGAGGGGAATTGTTCCCCGCTCGCGGCTGAAAGCCTGTATCGGCCATGACGGCTCCTTAGATGATCGGCGCGGTGATACCGCTGACGATATCGACGCAATTCGCGAAGCTCTGGTAGTGGCGGATGTTGACGTCGAAATCCTGGAGGGTCGTGATCACCACGCCGCCATTCGCGGCCTGAGTGAAGGGATCGACGATCGTATCCATGCCGGACCAAAGCGCGTAAACCAGGTCATGCCAGTTGCCGAAGATCATCGTGTGAAGATTTGTTCCCGTTCCCTTGACGAGATTCTGAGGCAAGAGATTGGTGATCGCGCACGGATAGCCGTTGACCGGGAAGTCAGGCGCTTCCGTGTTCCAAAGGTAGATCGGGAAGGTGCTGCCGATCTTCGCTGTGGTCTTGAGCGTGCCACGGACAAGCGCGTCCGTGACATAAGCCAGATTGCCCACGTCCGCGTTGAAGTACGCGGGGTAGGCTTCCATCGACACAATCTGCGCCCAGGTCGGAGCCGCCCCGTTGGTTCCCAGAGCATAAACGCCGATCTGCATGTTCTGCAGGATTCCGAGCGGATAGCCGTTGGCCCCTTGGCCATTGAACGCTGCCGTCTCCACGCCACGGGCCACAACCGCCGCGTGATCTTCACGGACAAACATCTCCGCATCGGTGTTGATTTGCTCCAAGAGCTGGCGTGTGTAGGTCGTCTGCACGCCGCCCGTGTGAGGACTGAACGGGACCTGATCGATCGTCTGGTTTGTCGCTGTGACCGAGCCACCTTGAGCGACCATGTAGAACGTCGAGGCGCTCGCTTGCCGCGGGATAGCGAACAAGCCCTGCATGTCGGTCATCACGACCGATCCGAGATTGAAAGTGACCATCCGGGCTCGGAGAAGCTCGATGATCGTGGTGTCGAGGATCGTCGGAATCGCGCCGCCACCGGCCGTCGTGTCGAAGGTGCCTGACGCCCGGTGCTCACGAGCGGCATCGGCCCGCATGCGCTCCTCATAGCGCATGAAAGCTGTCTTGAGGCCGCTGCGGCTCGCCCAGCGCTGCGAGGCCCGGCGATCCACCGGAAGATCGAGCGGGATCATAATGCCACGTGCGGCCTTGCAGCCCAGTTCGCTGCGCTGCTTGCTCATTTCCTGGTGAACTTCGAGCTCCAAACCGTCGAGCTTGAAGCGCCCAGGGTCCATCTGAGAGCGCCAAGCCTTGATCATCGAGTACCCGTGACGGCCGTTGTGGGTATTCTTGCCGTCGTTGTGCGGCAGCATCGGGTCGCCGCGGTTCAACCGGCCGTCGCCCTCGCTGGCCCCGTCGCCGTTTGCGATGTGATCATCAGCGACTTCCCACCGTTCTGCCGCCGTGATCTGATCCCGGAAGGCATCCGATAGCTTGCGGAGATCGAGGATCTCCTTCGTCAGTCCATCGGCCTTTTTCCACTCGTCGTCGGTGACGACGCGGCCCTCTGCGGCGTATTCCATCAAGACCGTGCTCGACTCTTGCTCCTTTGCCTTGAGCCGCCCATCGATCTCCGCCTTTTTTCGACGAAGCTCGGGGGGCGTTAGTTGCGGCTTGTCAGAAACCGGCATTGGTTGCCCCTTTCAAGAAGTGATACACCCGAGCCTCAGACGGAGGATTCGGATTCTCTTCGCCTTCAACAGTTGAGTCCGTTCACGTTGAGCAGACTCGCGTGATTCGAGGAACCGCTGGAGGGATCGGCATTCGCCGAGCGCCCGCGTTCCCGTGGATGTGTCGAGGTAGGCCGGATAGGTCACCGGGCCAACGTCGAAGAGATCCCTGATGCTATGCACCGTCCGCGTCGGTGGATCGCTCTCGTCGTCCCATTCATCGCCGTCGTCATCGACCATGAACGAAAACGAGCTGCCATCCAGGTCGCCACGCTTGATCATCTCGACTGTATCGCGGCCTTCGGTGGTCTGAGGCACGTCGATCTCGTAGTGGAGCGCATCCTTGTCCGTATGCAGCCGCATCGTGCCCGATTTGGTGCGCCCGAGGAGCTTGTCCGGGTCGTGGTTGCGGAGACCGCGAACATCAGCCGTTTTGAGCACTTTGTCGAAGGCTTTTGGATGCAATTTCTCCTGAAAACCGCCCAGATTCTGGCTCATTTTGCCAAAAACGGCCGCTTTTCCGATGATTTTCTTGGTCCCGTTGTCGCCCTCGATCACTCGCAATTCGGCTTCTCCGAAGGGGAAAAACCGCCGTTCCGGCGTGAAAATCATCGATTTTTGCCCCTTTTGCTTGAAATAGTCGATCTGCTCAAGCCGCTTTTTAGCTGCGGCGAGTGACTTATACGGCCCGCCAAGATGTTTTGATCCGTCTTCCGAGTAGATGTGGTAGCCATCCGCTTCTTTGCGGATCATTCGCCCATCAATAGAGCAATACGTGTGAACTATTGGTTCGAGACCGCCGCTATGGATCATGATCTCGCAAGTCGATCTCAGATTCTCTTCACTCACGCGCTTTGAAGCACCACTTTGCGGATGATTCGGGAGTCAATAGTAATGGATGACACGGTCTAGATCGCCCGGAACGATAGAATCTCGCTCAAGAATCGAGAAATAAAAGGCCCTGAGTGGCGATGGTCCAAGAATTGGCTGTTTTTTGATCTCGGCGATGAGTTGCTTTCTGCTCTCGCACCATCGCCGCCACTTGACCGCCTCGAGTCGCCGTTTCTGCGGGAAAATCATGATTGAAGCACCACTTCCCGCGTTCTGATCTCTTCATTGCCGCCGCAACGGACTTTGCCGCGGTCGACGATGCCTTTTGCGGTCCCGATTTGATAATCGGCCTCAGTCGGGAGCTGTGGCATGAGTTGCTGGGGCACAGCAAAAAGGATGCGGCCATCTTCATCCGTTCGATTGACTAATTCGTATTCTTTGCGGTCGAATCCGATCGTCTTGAGTCTTATTTCGGCCCCGGCGACGGGCTTTCCGCTTTGATCCTTGACTCTGAAATCCGCGAGTCCGTATTGCAGTGCCATGATGCCCTCTGACGTTAAGCCGCACGCCCGTTGAGCACGGAGCGATCCGTGAAAATCTCTTGCAGGCCGCGTGGGTTTTTGTCGTCTGTCGGCTCGCCATCACCTCCGCTGTCGGGCTTGGGAGCCATATCAGCGTGCTTTTCCGTGAGCCCCATCACATTCACCGGCTTGAATCGCAGGTTGCCGCCATCGCCATCTTTGATCGGGTTCAACCCCTCAAGTTCGCGGATCTCATTGACGGTGTAGATGCCAACTTCCCACATTTTGCGGTAGTAATCGGCTCGATCCTTGGTGAGTTTGAGGAGCAGGGGTCGAAGGTCGTGCTTGGTGTAGAAGCCCTTCGCCAAGCCGTCCCGGCCGATCAGTTTGAAGTTGATGCACTCCTCGAAACGCACGCACCAGGGCCGTAGACATGAAATGATGTAGTCATCATTGGCCGCTTCGAGATTTGCGAGGTGGGCAGTCGAGAAATCACCGAGTTTATGCGGCGGAAGCCGCCAGATTCGAGCAATTTCGACCACTTGGAACTGCCGGGATTGAAGAAACTGCGATTGTTCAGGGCTGATCTGCTGCTCAACGAACTTCATCCCTTGCTGCAAAATCGCGATTTTGTTGGCCGCCGCAGAGCCCTGGTGCACGAGATTCCATTCGTTTCTGAGGTTGGCGCGGGCTTCATCGGTCAATTTGCCCGGGTATTCGAGGACACCCGAGGGCATGGCACTTTGACCCATGAAACTGGCCCCAAACTGCTCAAGAGCCTTACCAAGTCCGATGCCTTCACGCCCGAGTGCGACAGGTGCGTAACCGACGAGCCCGTTAAATCCAAGTCCCGCAAAATGGAGCATGTCGTACGGAGCAATCTTGCGGTATCGGGTGTTAGGGCTGCTGCCTGCGTTTTCTTGCGCTTGGATTTCATAGAACAGGTTCCCGTTGCGATCCCGCTTGGGTAAAACGGTCGACGGATGCATCATGTGGAGGCGCACCGGGTCGCCTGCGCCATCCCACTCGATCTCCGCATAAGCATTCCCCCAGCCGCAGACATGCCCGTCGTAGGCTTCCCGCCACTGGATCGAGGTGCATTCACCATCGGGAGACCACGAGAAGCGTTCGGAAACCGGATGCTCTTCCTGGATCTTCGAGCCGCCGCCCTGCAATTTCTGGAAGACGCAGAACGGCAGGCTCGCAAGATCCTCTGTAATGACCCTGATGGCCGCGTACCAAGCCATGAAGGTCAGTGCCGTCTGGGGAGTGACCAGCACTCCCGCGATTGACGGCACGGTCAGCGAGGCCGTAAAGCCCGGCGCGGAGAGGCCCGCAGCGGAGCTGTAGCGGCGTTCGCGTTTCAGGATTGATGGGATGCGCTTCAGATTGTCCCCTTGCCAGCCGTCTTGCCCATGATCGGCTTGCCCGTCACCCGCGTTGCCGATCCCTTGGCGTCGACCTTGCCGCCCTGTCCTTGAGCTTCGACGTTGTCGCTGGCGTCGCCAGGCTCGAAGCGCTCCGCAGCGAACGCGCCGGCCCCGGCCAAGTGCTGAGCGCAGAAGCCGCCCGGCGCGTTCTCCAGGACCGTGATCGTATCGCCCGGAATCGGTGCCAGGGCGCGCTGCGCCATGACGCCCGGCCGCGCATCGATCACGCCGGTCGTGAAATTGCCGCCCGTGCCAATGTGTTCGGGAGCCGGATTGAGGCTCCGAGACGTTGGCCGTGAGGTCACCATGGCGCCCTGCTCGGGCTCGCGGGTCATTTCGAGCGGGCCGCGCTCCCATTCGCTGGGAGGCCGCTGTGGAGGTCCGCTACCGCCTGCTGGTCGTCCTGCACGAGATTCCACGGATCACCTGCCTTTCATGGGTTAGGAGCCGTAAACCACCACGCCAAGCACGCCGCCGTTGACCGGAGTGCAAAGCACCTTGCATGTCGCCGCGGCGATCGCGAAGCCATTGGGATCGGAAATCATGGCCACGCCGCCGTTCGGCTTGACGACATACGTGCCGTTAGTGTTGAGGTTCAGCACCGCGCCGTTCGTTGCCGAGCCGTTGACGTACCACGAGCCGTTTCCGTTGGACACGCCGTCGATGCCGGAAAGGTTGTGAAAGATCACGATATTCGCATTCGTGAACGTCGTGTCTCCCCAGAAACCGTTCGTATTGACCTGCGTATTGGTCAGGTCCGCCGTTACGGCCGATGTGCCGTTGGAGTTGCTCGCGACCAAGAACGCCCCGCCCTTGGTAAATCCCATGCGGGCCGCCGCGAGGCCCAGATCGCCGCCGAGCATCACAACCGGGTTTGTGGTGTTGGGAAAATTGGCATTGGTCGGTTGCCGGTAAGCGGACCCACCCGGTTGCCGCGCCGTCACGAACTGGGCCGACTGCGGCTCCATGCCCTGCACGAGCGGCAGGAGTCCGACGCTGTTGGTATTGCCCGCCACGGTGCCAAAGACCGAAGCCTGAAGGTTGTTGTAAACGAAGCAACTGCCGCCCGAATTGGTAACGGCAACGCCTAGTGGTGCAGCCATATTGGTCTCCCTTTCCTAATCAGGAGTAAGGTTAAAGCGCCAGCATCCCCGGGCGCTCGTAAACGGACGCACTACGATCTGCTTCGTCGTCGATGTAACCCGCCAGCGCATTCAAGAGCGCGGCGAGACCATCGATTCGTTCGGTTGCTGATGTTTTGTTGGGATGGATTAGGCCCGTCGTATTGCGCACGATGGACGCATTGGCCACGTTCCAATCGAGAATCGGATTGCCGCCATGCTCGATGGATCGATCTAAGATCATGCGTTCCAGAGTCACGCACGGTTCGTTGAGGTGCATGCAGGTCTGAGGGATCGCCTTGACCGGGATGCCCGCTTCGTTGAAGAGCCGGGTCAGCATCTGCTGGAAGTAGGCCCGATCGGCGAATAGCGAGATCATGGGGAACTTCTCATTTAGCTCGACAATTTCCCGCTCGATCTGCGCTTCGTTGATCGCATTATCCAGGCCGGTCGCTGCTGTGTCGTCTTTCGTTAAGTGCAGATAAACAGCTCCATCGGCGTCCGGCTTGCTCCACTTTTCGTATCGGTCCTTATTGCGAAGCTCGTCGCGCCATTTGCCCTCGCGAGGAGCCCAGCAACGCCCAGCACACTTGATTCCCTTGGGAGTCGGCCAGATCAACCAAAGCGCCGTCATGTCCCCGGTTTTCGAGCCATCGAAGCCCGCATAACATGGCTCGCCGACCATTTCGGCTGGATTCACATGCCCGATGCATTGTTGCCACTCATCCCGAGAGATCCATCGCTCCTGCTGCTCAGTCCACTGATTGAGGTAAAACTGCTTGCATTCATTCTCATAGCCGGGAAACTTCGCCGCGTGTTCCATGTCGTGGCGGAAGTTGTCGAGATTGCAGAACGTCCCGAGGCCGGGATTGATGCGATGCCAAACCTTCTCGTCTTGCCAATTGTCCTCATCATCATGGAACTCGTAGAGGATGCCCAAGAACCTAGGATCGCTCTTGGGGTCGCGCATTGCATGCCGAGCCCGGTCCCAAAGCTCGTAACAGAGTGATGTGCGATCCCAGCCGGCCGTCGAGATGTAGATTGTGAAAGGCCGCTTCGTTGCTCCGAAAGCTGTCTCGAGGGCTGCGTGTAGGTCGCGATTGGGGAATACGTGTACTTCGTCGAACACGTTCACGGAGGGCCGTAGACCAAACTTAAGCTCTGCATCCGAGCTTAGCGCCTTGTACTCTGACCCGAGTGGCTCGAGTGTGATCCTTTTGACGTTACCCTTGTAGACGTTGCAGACCTCGCTGAGCTTTTCGTTCTGGTGTACCATCGACGCCGCCGCGCGATGGATCAAAGCGGCTTGTTCGGCATCCCCCGAGGCGGAGTAGATGTTTTGCGATCTGATGCCAGTGCCGGCCATGAGGTAGAGAACAATGGCCGCGACAAGCTCCGTCTTGCCATTCTTGCGGGGAAGGCCGATGAACACGTAACGATAGCGGTTCAGACCCTCTTGGTCGAACATCAGCCGCAAGATCGCCTCTTGCCAAAGCTGAAGCTCGAAAGACTGAGCCGCGTAATCGCCGGTATGGGTGAGCTGATCAATGAAGTAGACGGCGGGGTTGTGGCCCAGAGAGAACGTGTAGCCTGAGTAGTCCCCGGCATTGCGCAGAGCGTCCGCCCACTTCGCGGAATCGTACTTGTCACGCTTGCGGCGCTCTCGCTCCCAGGCAGTGAGCTTGGGGCGTCGGGTTGTGGCTTGTGCTGTCACGCTGCCCTATAAAGCTTTATTTCGCCGTCGCTTGTGGGATCAAAGTCCCGTCCACCATAAACACGAGTCGCATCCAATTCGCGAACCAGTTCCCAAGCAGCTTGAGAGCAGGCGAAAACATCCTCAACATAGTTCTTATGGAAAGACTTTTTTAAACGTAATTTATATAATGCCTTTAGAGCGCGTTCCACGATGCAATGTTGCTTCTTGCTGATATTGACTTGATCGCCCATTCCATGCCGGACGAATATCATCCGCTCTAATCGTCCTCGAAGTATCTCCAATTTTTTGATTTCTATATCAGTATATCTCATTATGCCACCTCCCGCTCAAAGCCGAAGGTCTGTTGATCCCAGATTTCCTCTTGCTGTGCGAGGCCGATCACTTCGTCGAGTTTCGCTTTTGTCACAACCCAAGAATCCGAGATCCAATAGACTTCCTTCCCCTTGCAATGCGGCTTGAGATAACCGCGGCGCTTCAGTTTCCGCTGTACACGCTGTTCGTCCTCAAACATTGCCGGCACTTTGAACTTCAGAATGATTGGTTCGGTTGCCCAAGTCTGAGCCGTTTTGAATCGCTTCTCGGGACAGACTCCGAAGCCCAGCTTGAAACAATGGCTGATTGTGTACCAGACGCAGTAGATAAAGCCGACGGTCTTTTTTGTTGCGCTCATATTACCTCACGCCAGCTTGATGAACGGCTTGGTCGCTTCGGTTGGTGCATTGGGATCTTTGGCGACAGTCTTCACGAGCGTGCGGGAAGGCTGGAGGGTCAGGCCAAGCTCGCGAAGGAGGCCGCGGCGTTGCGTGGTCAGTTGATTGATCACCTTGGTGTCATCATCGTCATAGGCTTTGCAGAGCCGAGCGAAGACACGAGCCGCTTCCGTGATCACCGCGACGTCCACACGCTCGAGAGTGTTGCGATTGTCGAGCATCAGCACGAGCCGCTCAAATTCCGTCTGAGCAATCGGCGTCAGGGTGCAAGTCGGAACTGGAGGACCGGCCAGCGATGGCCCTGTGGGCTTGCTGGGCTTGTTCTTGGCCGTCTTGGGTTTAGGTCCGCGATTCATTTGACATTTTG